CAGGTATATCAATCCCTAGTCCTTCCTTTACTCTTCCATATTTAACATCAAGTATTTTATCTTTTATTATTTTTGCTTGAGCAATCATTAAAAAGGTAAATCTGCAGATACTTCTCTATCTGGTTGCTGTGCTGAATTAGTTACTTCTTGTTCTGTCTTACTAATTTTCCATCCATTAATAGAATTAAAATACTTAGTTTCACCTTGTGGATTTACCCAAGCTCTACCTCTTAAGTTTATTCCAATTTCAACAAAATCTCCTGCTCCGAACTGTGATAGGTAGTCTATACTATCGTTAGTGAATTCTACGCAAATAGTTTGAGGATATTGAGAACTTAAATCTGTTTCTAAAATAAGATTTGCCTTTTTCATTCTCTCTGTAATTTGTACAGTTTTTTGAATTTCTTTAATTTTTCCAGTAATTTCCATAGTTTTTAATTTAAAAGTTGTTTTTCAGTTTGTGATTCAATAGTATATTTTGATTTTATATTTTCAACACTACCTCCAGTTAAAATATATTCTTTAGCTTTTTTAAAAGCTTCTGAATCTGGTTTTAAAATAGGTTTTAACTTTGGTTTAGCAGGATAGTTTGGTTTTTGAGTTAATCCATTACCACTAGCTAAATTAGCATCATCATCTACTGCTTGTAAAGCTAGTAAAGATCCTAAAGTATATCTTCTATAATAAGTTATTTGTGATCCCATTTTTTGTGGATCATTTAATGCTGCTAACTTAATTGAACTATAAACAGCGCCAGTGCCATCTAAACATATGATCTTTGTATATACTGAGTCTTCTTCAATTGGTTGCAATAGAAGTAATCTGTGTTTCTCTAAATACGGTTGTAGTTGTTGTATTAAAGAGTTTATATCAAAATATTTAGATTTAAAAAAAGGATTTTTAGCATCTTTACTAATACCACCTAACTCTAGTTGTAGTTCAAATAATTTTTCGTTGATACTTTTTGTTTTGCTCATCTTTAAGTAATTTGTTTTTTAAGTTGTTTAATTTGTTCTTTTAGTTCTAAAATCTCACCTTCTAATCTAGAAACCTTAACTTCAGCTTGTTCTTTTTTCATGATTTCATAAAATGTTCTACTCATAATTATTTTGTTTTAAACAAATATATAACAAATTTTAATATAAAAACAAAAAAAGGTAGAAAATTAATCCTACCTCTTTCTACCAAAACAAAACAAAACAAAAATCTATATAAGTTTTTTTAATTTTATTGAATAATTTTTAATCATATCATTTAATTCATCATTAGAAAACTTAACTAATATTCTACTTAAACATTCTAATTCATTAGATAATTCTATTCCTAACATTTTAGAAAACTTATATTGTTCTCCATACCTAAAAACATTACAACCTACACATTGTGGTTTTACATTACGTTCGTCCCATCTAATTGAATAGTGTTTCCTACTCATAAAATGGCCTGCTTGTATTTCTTTCCAATGTAATTTTTTCTCGCAAGTAATACAAACACAAAAACCATCAGAATCAGCATTACTCAATCTAATCCATTGACTAAATACAATATCTAATTTCTTAACTAGACTACTTCTAGATGGTTTCTTAATTTTAGGCATCTAAATGGTGTAATAACTCTTTGCCAATAACTTCATCAATGCCTTTTATTTGCTTATAAATATATTTACTATCAGATTTAACTTTAGTTTTTTCAGCTTTTAAAGAATCTATACCTAAGTTAGTGTATTGAATAGCATCTAATTCTAAAAGTAAATCTGTTCTAGACTTTACAGATAAATTAAAATCTTTTGCTATTTTTTCTGCTAAATCTCTAATTGTTTTTTCTTCTTGTGACATTAATTTTTAAAAAAAATATTTATATTATTATTAATACTTTACCACTACCCACCAAATTTACAATGTTTTTTACAAACAAGTAAACTTTTAGAACTGTAAGTTATTTACAAGATATAAACAACCTTTACCGGTGTTTGTTATTACCCATTATCTTTTCAGCTCCTCTTGAGCCAAAGTAACCAATAAAAACTATTTGTAGTAAGTCTTTTACTGTTTCTAGTTCTTCTAATTGTAATGACCAACCAATTATAAACGATATTGTAAGAAATGCCAAAGTTAATGGTCTTACGTTCTGAGCTAACCAACTTGTAGACTTGGAATCAGCTACCCACCTTTTGGTGATGCCATCCATTTCAGTACGCTCTAGTTCTAGTTTTTTAAGTGCAAGTTCTTTATCTTCTTTAGACATATCAGAACCTCCTATAATAGCCTGTATAACGCTTCCTACAGCCGTATCTCCTGCTATTGAACCAACTACGTTAGGAATCTTTTTTAATAGAAACTGACCTACTTTTGTATCTTTGAATTTTTTCTTGTCCATAACGTGTTTCCAACTGTATTAGTAAGTCCAGATGACGTTAGGTGATTTGTTTTCGTCAGAATCAACGTGGATGAAGTTGTTAGCGATTCCGATACGGTTAAATCCTGCATCTTGCAATGCTGTAATGATAATCCATCTTTCTCGTGAACCCGAACAGGAAATGTCTGCTGCTTTACCCTTGAGATGGGCAGAGTCAATTGGCTTCTTTCCAAGCCTTCTGTAGATTTCAATATTATGCTCTTGTGTTCTGTAGCCGCTATTGATTTTAAATGGGATGTCTGCCATATGTCTTGCATCATCAAGCATTGAAAGAAAGTTAGCATCCATATTGATCCCACTATTAGGTAGATCAGGCGAATCAAATTCATCTAGTGTAAAGTATTTCATTTGCGTTTAAAGTTTTGCTTAATGTCTTTAATCTCGTTTTGTAGTATTTCAAACTTTAAGTCAATTTCTTTTTCGCTTATTTTTTGAGGTGGTAATGTCTTGGCTTCTTCAACTTCTATTTCTAGAATCGCAATCTTACTATTTAATGTATAATAACTTCCTACTAATGAAATTATCATTGTTACAATCATTACTATATTAGCTAGGGATAAAGAAAAGTCTGCTTTCCCATCGCCATCTATATCTACTTTCGCCATTATTTTTTTAGTGCTTTTATTATCTGTATAATTGTAAACGCAAAGGTTGCAATCAAGACTAAAGTTTGGAGGTAAGGATTTATTTCAGAGATGCTTATTGCCAATGCTGAGATGTTTATTCCGTATATTCCAAAAATCTTTAAGTCTTCCATTTTATTCGTTGTAAAGAGCGGTTACTTCTCCGCTGTCTAATACTCTATTAAATATTCTTACTTGGTCTAATTTTCCATCAAGATAAAAGAAGTTTCCTCCTGCTGCATTAGCATTATATGCACCTAATAAATTAAGTCCAGTATCATTTGCTGCAGGAGCATTATCTACATCATTATTACTCGCTACTTCAACTCCATTAACATAAATTATTGCAGCTTTACCGCCAACAAGCGTAGAACTTTTAGTACAAACAATGTTATACCAATTTCCTGTTGCAACAACCCCTGCATTTGTACTTAAAGTATTAGCTCCACCCTTAAAATCTAAACTACCATTAGCCATTGCATTAACATAAACTCTATAATTAATCTGTAAAGTAATTAAAGAGTCGTAATCTGACAAGGTGTCAAAATTTACCCAAAAAGATAAAGTAAAATTATTATTTCTATCTACTCCAGTTGGCAGACTAATAAGACTACTACTCCCATTAAACACCGCAGCTTTATCTATATACCCTGAAGCATAAGTAACATTACTTGCAGTACCATTATAATTACCTTCGGCATCGTTAGCATTATCTTCAAACTTATATAAAGCTAATTCACTTGAGTCTCCAAATGGGTTAGTTGCGTTTCTTGTTACATATGGCAGAGCTTCCTCGGCAAATGCCATATAGATGTGTGTTTCTCCGCTTCCATTAGTGTTTGCGTAGTTTTGATTTAAAACAAACCCTGAAGATGTAAATTGTATTCCACGGAGTGTATTGCCAGTAACTTCTAACGATGATGATTCAGCGAAAAGGACAGTATCATTTTCATAAGGAACAGTTCCTGTTTCTCTTTTATTATCATACATCATCCAGTTTCTACCTGTAGTAGTTGATTTTATCATCACAAATGCTGGTCTAAACCCTAAATTTACAGGCACATCTGTAGCTCCACCCCCAACATAAGACCCTATCTTAGAAAAGCCATCTACTGAATGAAAGCAGTAGGCAACATAAGACTGTCCACTAACAGAAATTCCACTACCTAAAGAAAAAGTTGTTGAGGTTGGTGCTGTATTATTCCAAAAAGTATTATTTGTTTCTTCTGCACTTGTTTCATTTAACCTTAATGCTCTATCTGTTTGATTTGTTAAAGCTGATGAATTTACAAACCAAGAGTCAGTAAAACTTGTTGTTTTTACAATTACTAAATCAGGGGTTGAATTAAGTCCGTGCCCAGCGGTAAGTGTTGATGCATCTGATGTAAATGTTGAAATACTAAACCCTGCATCTACATTAGCAGACACTTGACTTGTTATTGTACCATATGTATTGCTTACTGCTGCACCTCCTGCTTTCCAATTCCAAGCTACGTATGTTTCACTACTATTATTAATTCCATTATAGGAACCCATATTAAAACCATTAGCACTAAAAGAAGTAACCGCAGTTGTTTCGTTAAATTGAGAATTGGTAAGATTAGTATATATTTGTTGAGTGCTACCTCTAACAGAATCTTGTAAATAGTGGTTTTCAGTACCATCACGCCTTTTTATCCAAGTAAAATCAGGTTGAAATCCTACACTTGTTATAGCTTGTGTACTACTATTACCTGTATATAAAACAGAATTAAAATAACTAGTAGGCACTATAGTAGGCACACAGTAAACCTCATTGTAAAGCGATGCTACTTGAGTAGCGTTTAAAGCTGAAGAGAATATTCTTACTTGGTCTATTTGTCCTGTGAAAAAGTCTGTGTCAGTAGTACCATCTCCTCCAATGCTTGTAGGCTCTGAATTAGAAAATGAAGTTATGGAATTAGAGGCGGTTTCAGCACTGCCATTATTTATATAAATTTTGGCACTTGTAGAATCAACAGTAACTGCTATATGATTCCATTGATTTAAAGTTATTGTACCAGCACTATTAAAAACTAAAGTGCTACCACTACTACCCCTTAGTAAAAAACGAATTGTGTTATCACTCATTATTTCAATAAGATTCCAATAAAAAGTTGAATCATTACGATACCCTATAATAGCTTCCTGACTAGCCGAAGATGGTTTTACCCATATAGAAATTGTTTGCGCACCGCCAAATGTATTTAAAGGACTTGATGTTCCTAAACTAATAACACTACTACTCCCATTAAACTCCGCAGCATTTCCAAACTTACCTTGTACGTTAAAGTTTACGTCTGTAGCTGCACCGTTGTAAGTGTCCTTCTCATCCGCAGCAGTTGACATCTTGTAGTAGGCTACGTTTGTAGTAGGATAGTCATTGGTGTTGGTAGTACAAGAGCCACCTGCGGCAGCATCGTTTGAATTTATTAATCTCTTAGAGAGCATATTATTCTATTTCAGGTGAAAAACTATAAGAGTATTTTTTTACATCTAAATACGTTTCTAACGCATTAATTTCTTCTTCAAATGTGTCTGATTTTGTAATAACGTCTAAGCGTTCTGCTGCTATCGCTTCAGGTATATCAACAGCTCTTTCTGCTTTTCTTATAACATACCAATCAGTTGGTTTTAATAAACTTCCTGCTTGTGATTTAATGCTTGATATTTTTTCAGCTTTTAAGGCATCTACATCGTAAACAGGTTTGGTTTCTCCTGTTGGTTCTCTATCGTCTCCTAGTACTTCGTAAGTAGCATCAAAGTCAATGTCAATTACAGCGTATGTGAATATTTTCTTTTTCTTATTGAATGCCAAAGAACCTAGCTTTTGGCTTTGAGAATCGTATGCAGGTGTAACAACATCGTAAAGACCGTAATCTGAATGTTTAGCACGTCTAAAGTTTAGGTGCAATCCATTTTCATCTGTCCAAGTCTGTGGAATACTTCTGTAAGTTTTGATGTTTCCATCTATTTCTATTGCTTTCATCTTATTGTGCTTTTGAGATTGATAACCAGTAGTCTCCGCTTCCTGCTACTACTATTTGAATTAAATTAGAAACTGTTCCGTCATAAGTTCCTGCTACAATTTTACTTCCTGCTGGAAAAGTAGGTACAAAGTCACCTGTAAGAATTAAATCCTTAACCATTCCTACTCCTACGTTTGTAAAAGTAAATGTAGAATCTGCTGTTATTGTTTTAGTAAATACTTGAGCAGAAGAAAAATCTACAGCCAAAGCTGCAACTGCTGCCGAAGTTGTAAATTCAGTTCCTAGCTTTGCATAAGTGATGCCATCGTCTGCTAATGAAATAGTTACGTTTCCAGTTGCTGAATCTCTTACAATTGGTGCTGTAGCGGTTATGGAATTTACATCACCTGCATCATCTGAATAGAGTTCAGTAAAGTTGTCATTCACTTTATCGAATGCCGATCTTAACGGATCGCCCGTCCCATCGTTAGCAGTAGTTCCTATATTAATTACTTGTTTAGCCATTATTTATTTTTTAATATTATGTTTGATCTGCTCTGTATAATGTTGAATCACTTGTTACTAATGTTGAGTCTCCTGTAATACCATCACAAACAGGGTAAATCTTACCCCAAGAATTTGCTGCATTTCTTAAACCAAACCAACTTTCACAATATATTATTCCAAAATTCATATTGTTTTTTTATTGTATAGGATAAATATTTCCCCATCCATTAGTGGAATTTGTATTTCCAAACCAACTTATAGAATATATTATTCCAAAATTCATATTTTTGTCTTATCTATACTATAACAATAATTTTTTTCGCTTTTTGTTATATATTCTTTTTTAAGGTATTGAATTAACCTTTTAACGTTTTTCTCTTTTGGTTTGTACGATCTTTTTATAAAACCCATCCTTCAAAACTTGCGTCTTTGTCAGGGTATACATCCGAATTTGCATTGGTGTAATACTCTGGAAATTTAGTTGATGCATTAAAGCTCATATATTCAATGAATCTTTCAGTATAATACTGAGCAATATTTCTTTCTTTTTCCATTAAGAAATCAACCTCGTCTTTTTCAACGTTTTGTGAGTTCTCGCTATTATGCTTATAGATGCCCTTATTTGCGATTGTATATGCTGCAAAGGGTAAGTACTCAACCATTGCCCAATGTATCAGCATAGGCTTTATATAGTCCGTTACAAGGCTTAAATAGTCTCCAGCTAATGTGCTACCTTCAATATCTGCTTCTATTTTATTAAATAAGTCGCTTCCTAGATAATTCTGAATGTGAATATCTTGTGCTATTTTTATATATTGAATAAACTTGTCAGTATCCACCCCACCGTTTACCGATGTGAATTTAACTAAGTCTTTTCTTGTTATGAATAATCCTTGTGCCATATTATTTATTTACAAATCCTTGATTTGGCATATCAACTGGTCTAGTCGCTACCTTTTTATCGTTTGTTTCAGGTTTAAAACCTTCCTTCTTAGCTTGATTTACACTTACCTCAGCGTTTGGATTTCCAACATCAGGAGTTACGCCTTCTGCTTTTGCCATATACGTTTTACGCATCCAGAAATGATGACAAGCACCACCGCCTTTGTAAAGCCAAAGATCATAAGTAGCTGCTCCACCTTTACCCCAACCTGCATTTACAGGTTTTTTGCTCATTTGTTGTATATCTTCTTTTCTGTATATTTTTTTAGCGGATACCATTTTCTTGCAAAATTCTCTGCTATTAGATTGAGTTCTTAATGGTGCATATTGATAGCGAACTCTAAATTTTACTCCTTCTTTGTTTTCGCCATCTTGTTCACTTTTGGCATTTGACCTTGCGCTACCTGTAGAAGCTAAACCAATCATTTTGTCTAAAGCTTCTTCTTGGTCATAATCAACTGGTCTTTCATCTACTAAATCCCATTCTTCTAAATTTTCATCTTCGCCAAACTCTTCAAGTAGTTCAAACATTTCGTTATCTTCAAACGACTGCTCCTCCTTAGACATTTTAACGCCTGTTTCCTGCTCCCTAGCTTCGTCAGTGATGGCATTATCGGTTTCTATAAATTCCAGCGGCTGAGACGTCTTAAAATACAATTTAAGGCTAATACCATTAACAGCTAGTATGTCATCCATTGCATCAGTGATTAAATCCTGATATGGTTTAATAGTAACGTTGTTAAATAGTAGTGAAGCAGTTTTTATTTCGTCTGCGTTGTTTCCTAGTCCAGAATTACCATCTCTAATACCTAAAAGTAATGGCGAAGTAATACGGTGTGACACCATAAGCTTACCAGTACATTCATTTGAAAGGTATTCGTAATGAGCAGGAGCATCATTTAAAGGAACGTCATCAATTGTTGTTTTGCTTTCTGCATTGTTGTTAAAAGCAATAATAACCTTTTCGCCTCTTGCACCTGATAGCTTGTGCATTACATCAGATTTAATCTGAAGTTGTTTTTCCCTATCTGGTACACCGTTATTAAAATTGACTACTTTAGTTCCGCTAAAACCATTTTGTACATCATTGATAAGGTAGTCTGATATTTCGTTTTCTAGTTCTGCGTAAGCTAACCCCCCCTGATAATCTACAGGAGCGTAGTAATCATATCCAGAAACGTATCTTTTTATAATTTTTATTTCAGATTCCTTTCCGTTACCAAATCCAAAAGAAGCAATTCTCAAAGGCTTATCATTTGGCTTTAATTTAGACCAATCGTGAAAATAATAATAAGCTTCAATATCTCCATCTTCATTACATTTTTCAGCTCTTAAAGTTTGTCTTGGAAAGTGTTCTGATTTTACAACCTCACCATCTTTGTAAAGAACTTGAAATGATGCTTCCCCTAGTAGTTTTAAATCTAAGGAAATCTTTCTTAAACATTCATTACTAAATATTGATCTTAAAGCTGCATACTCATCTGGCTTGGAACTGCTGTTTAAAGCATCTACTCCCTTACCATATATCATTTGACTAACTCCGTTTATAATTGCGTTATTAGTCGTTGAATTGGTGTATAAATCAATTAAATAAGAATAGTAATCGTTATCTTCACCATAATTGACCCATTGACGTTTCTTGTCTTCCGTAATCTTAGGTCTATTGTATGATGCTAAATTAACTATGTGTAAATTATCCATTATGCGAAAATAAATTCATTATCTGTGTCGTTCGATACATACTCGTTATTGTTTACTGTGTAATCAGCAACAACTTGATTAGTACAAAATATTTTATCTTTAAATATTACATCAGTTCCAGAAAGAATTGTTAGTATGTAAAAAATATCTTGTTTTACTGGAAATACTGCGTTGTATCTATTGTAATATAGTTCTTGAGTTATTCCTGTAGTTGCTTGGCTGTATACTTGTTTGTTTGTTGATTCGTTTAAAATCTTTACAGTATAAGAAGAACCACTTGTATATTCACGTGGTATGAAATCAATGTTTTGTGCTGATCCGCTTTCTTGTAGTATAATCATATATATACAATAATATTTTATTGTTTTTGTTATTTATAAGACAAAAAAAAGAGGGCATAAAGCCCCCTAATTTATGAAAACATAATCCTTTTATGAATTTGTTCCTACTGTTACCGTTACAGTTGCAGAACTCATCCCAGCGTAAGGATCAGCAGCAGTTGGAGCATCAACAAAATTTGCAGGAAGTTTTTCCTGTGCATTTAGTGTTAATGTGTAACCTGAAAGATCTCCCATTGCAGCTCCAGTCACTATAGTTCCACCAGTTACTTCAGCGCCATTTTCAAGACCCATAACAAATACATTTCCGTTATAATCTTCAACAGCCACGTGAGGTCTTCCGTATGCTAATAATTTAATTTCTTTGTTATCTTCTTTAGACAATTTTTTTAGTGTCAAAGTAAGTGTTTGGTCAAAGAATGTTGTACCATTTTCTCTTGAAGAAGTAATAGCTTGCTCGAAGCTAGAATTTCCTTTGAGTTCATATTTAAAGGCAGTGAAAGTCCCTGTTAAATCCGTAATTACATCATCAGTGAGTGTTGCAGTACCTAGATCACCGAAGTCAGTGAAATAGATTGCCTTCAATCCGCCGATAACATCTTTACAGGGTTCTTTTCTACCAAGTGTTAAATCGCAAGCCATCTGTTTTTTTGTATTAAAAAAGGGTGAGTAGGCTCATTGGCTCACCCACCCTCTTTGGTTATTTAATTTATTTACTACGAGTAAAGAACGATGTCTGAACCAATTGCGTGCTGGATTCCAGCAGTGTATCTCATAACGATTCTTACATTTTGAGAACCATCGATGTCAGCCATATCAATTACTTTTACTTCCTGAGAATCTGAAAGTAAGCCAGTTCCAAAGAATAAGTTGCTTTTTTCAGCAGCTACCATAGTGTTTGATGTCATACCTTGACCTAAAGCAACATTGATACCATCAAATGTAAGTGCTCCACCGTTAAACCATTGTGTTCCTTTGTTGTCTGTACCAGCAGCTCCTACGTTTGTAGCGAAGCCTCCTAATGCTCTTACATAAGCTCTGTATACGTTTGGAGCAACATAGATAGTCAAGTCTTCTGAACCGTAAACAGTAGAAGGAATTGCATCAACTGTCAATCCAATTTTCTCGACTGCATTTGCAGCTGTTACAGCAGCACCTGCTCCTACATCGATAACATCCCCATCTGCTGCTAGAGTAGTAAGGAAACCATCAAATTCTCCAGCGGTAGCATTTGTACCAGCCCAGATTGTGTTTTCAGTTTTTTGTGCAACTTTACCAGCAACGTGAGCAATTAAGAAATCGCTGAAGCTAGAAGGTAGATCAGAAAAAGCTGAATACCCCATAGAAATTGCTTCCCAGTCAGATACGAAATCTTTCTTACACAATTGTAGGTTTACTTGGAACTCTTCAGGTTGAAGGATTCTTTCAGTTAAAGTTAAGGTAGATGTTGCAGCAAAGTCGCAAGATCCGTTAGCAACGATATCATCAGTCGCTACTTTTTTCATCACTTCTTTGAATTTTACGTTTGGCTTGATAGTGATTAAATCATTTGCCAAAGTTGAACCACTTAGAAGAGCTGCAGAAACATATTTTCCTGCAAATTCCCCAGCATAAGTAGTCGTAATAGATGTAGTTGTCGCCATTTTTTATTTATTTATTAGTTATTTAATCTTCTTAAAACTCTATCCATTGTTGAATTGCCTTGTCTTTTTTGGCTCAATAGATTGATTTCTTGTTCGCTTTTTGCTTCAGGATTGTGCTTTACCTTTTCAACTGGTGCTTCAACCGCTGAAAGCTCTAAGTCTTTTTCTTCAACAGTTTCTTCATTAGTTTCTTCAACCTTAGACATTTCTTGCTTTTCAATAATTGCTTTGATTTCTTCAATCATTGTTTTAACCTCTGCAAGTTCTTCTTTAGTTGCGTAAGCCAATTCTTCCTCTGCTGCTTCTACTTCTTCTTCGGCTGGTGCTTCTTCTTCAATCGCTCCGATAGATGCTATAATGCCTTCTTCTTCAACAATTAAAATTTCACCATCTTCTAAAGTGTAATCTCCAACAGGTAGAGCTACCCTATCTTCTTCGCTAACGATAAAGACTTCTGATCCTGCTTCAAAGCTTTCACTTTCGATAACAGTTCCGTTTTCTAATGTAGCTTGTGCCAATTTTACTTCTTCTTGGAGTTCTACCCCAACAAGTTCTTTTACTTTATTTAACATATCTAGTGCTTTCATATATATACAATAATTTAATTTATAGTTTGTTACCTTTTTAACTTGATTTTTTCTGTATTATAAACCATTCAATTCCGTTGCTCCAAACTTGAATGCCTTCGTAAGCTTTATTTATTTCGTAGTAAGAATTAACTCCATCTAAATTCTGAGAACCAAAAGGTGTTAATCTTGCTTTTGTTGCTGCTACAAATGTTGAGTCTGTAATTATTCTTTTAACTCTGTTTAAGTTTTTTGCTTCAGTTGCATCTGGTAGTGTTAAAATCATAGTACCATTACCACCACTCCAACTTAAAACAAGCATTTCAGTTTCATCGTAAGTAGATGTATTTAAATCAACAGTTTGACCTGAACTTACTGTTAATGAATCAGGTGTTAAATGATTCACTATAAAATGCTGTGTTTCTTCAAGTGTAGCTTTTTTAGTTGTGCCTGAATGAACCATCGGTATCAATTCAGTGCCATCCATTTGACTAGCAGTTACAGTTGTTAATTGACTAATTTTTTTATCTGACATTATAATAATATTTTACCGTTATCTTCTTGTAATAAAAAGTCTATTGATTCTAAAAGCAATGCAAAATCAGTTTTAGTTATGTTTCCAATACCTTGAGCTCTTAAACTACCATCACAGCATTTGCGTGAATATGTGTTGTCCTTACACAAACACGCTCTTTTGTCGCTAGTAGGACTTGAATATCTTTCCATTTAAGAAAGTAGGTTTTTAAGTTCGTTTATTACTTCTTGAGCATTTACTTCAGCTAAATCATCTTTAACTTTATCTTTTGGTCTTTCTAATTTATCTGCAAAATATCCTTCAATACTAAATCCTTTTACTTTACCTGTCTTGACGTAGGAATTCCAAATTTCGTCATTGTTTACCTTCATTGATACCATCCAAGTGCCAACAGGTAAGCTTAGACCGTACTTTCTGCTCTTATCTTGTACCTCATCTTCTATTATCCAAGATTCTACTGCTGATAATCCAGTTAAAGGAACTTGATGTTCTAGTGTTGAGTTGTTTTGATTGCCGTTTATAAAGAATAATTCGCTAGCCTTGCGTACTGTTTTCTTAGAAAAGTAAATATAATACTCATCTTCTCCGTTTTTACGGTAAATAGGCTTGTTAGGAATCAATGCTGCGCCTAATAATATCTTTTTTTCAGCATCAACTTCAGCAAATTTAACCTGATGGTCTTTAAGTGCAATGAAATCTTCTTCTATTGCAGGGTTTTCCACTACAGAAATCGCTTCAATTCCGATTGGATCATCTCCATCTTCTATAAATAATTCAATTATGTCCATATATATACAATAAAATTTATACTTTTTTGTTTTAAATTGATGCTGACTCAATAATGTTTCTATCTAATGCTTGTGCAGAGGTTACATCTGATGCTACTATATAGGCTTTTTGTGGTTTGCTTTCTTTTTCGCCTATTGCTTGTGCTAGTTGGTTTTCTGGTGCTGCTCCTACAACGTTAAATGCTGGGGCTGATGATATTGATGGTGCGGATGCACCTCCGCCGCCTCCAGGTGTTTTAACTGACAATATACTTTTAACCGTTTTAAGACCAGAGCCTAAGATTGTTGCTGCTGATATTACTTTTTGAATTGAACCAAATGGCTCAGGGATAGTTGTTGGGCTTCTTAAAACTTCTGTAAACCCTACATAACTATTAATAGTTGCGCTTGCAATTCCAGCAGCTTTTCCAGCGGCAGATGCTTCACCAAGTATGCTAGATATTTGACCTAATGTTTCACCAGCAAGATATATCTTTTGGTCTTCTAATATTTCAGTTTGTAAAAGAGTTTCTCTTCTACCTATTTCTTCTTTGGTAGCCAGTTCTTTATTACTGTCACCTACTTTTATATTAGTTTCTATTTTAGCTAACCCTTGAGCTTTTATACTTGATACGGTTTTAACCCTTTCTGTTTCTTGGTTTTCAAGATTAAAATCCCTTATCCTTTTTTGTTCTGCCGCTTCTAATGCTAATAACTCAGTTTCTTTTTTATATATAGCTTCTTTTTCCCCAGCGTTTAATCTAAGTAAATTTATTTCTTCTTCTAGTAATCTTTTTCTTAAATCAAATAATTTTTTAGCTTCAATGCCTGCTGCTTGTGATACTGCAATTTCCCTTTCAATTTCCTTTATGATTTCAGAAGTAGCTTCTTTAACTTTTAAGGCAGCTCGTTCAGCTTCACTTGGTAATATTCCTAAAAATTCTAATATAGGTTTAGCGGCTTCAAATAAAGAATCAAAAGCACCTTTAACCGCATCAATTGCTTTACCTATAAATGGTACATTATTAACAAACCTTTTTACCCCTGCAGTAATATCATCCCAATACGCGACAATAGTTCCTAATGCCACAACAAAAACCCCTATTCCACTTGCTAATAAAGCTTTCTTTGTAGTTGTTCCAAATAATTTTGTAGCAATACCTGATTTTTTAGCTGCAATAGCAACTTGACCAAAACCTTCAGATACATCTTTTATACCTAGTCCTACTGCGATAGCGGAAGCAGCCTTTTCTTCAAAAGCTCCAAATGCTTCAGATTCAATTCCTAAAGCACCTAATGTTCCAACTGCAGCAGATAACGATCCTCCAAATATTTTTGCAGCACCATCAGCAGCCATAATCTTATCTTCTAGATTAAAGCCTTCTATTGTGTTGTTTATTTTTTCAATCTCTTTATTTAATATTTGAGACTTTGCCGCAAGTTCTTTAAATGCATCACTATTTCTATCAACATCTTTAAGCTCTTGATTTACTTGTTCTAATTGGTCTTCTAATTGACCTAATGATTTAGAATCAACATCTAATTCTATTTTTATTTTTTTCTTAGCCATAATTCTTTTTTGAATTGTTGATACGCTTCTTTTATAGATTCAGGATATTTGTTTTTACCTAAAGCTATTGATGTATATTTTCCGCTAGTTTCTTGTTTCTTGGCTACTTCTAGTAAGCCTAATATATTCGCTATCATTTTAATAAAATATTTGTACGTTAGAACAAACTCCATTCATAATCTGACAGGAAAGTCCTGAATTAAAACTAGCCTCGCCACTTAATAGATAATTATAAAAAGCATAATAACCATCTGGCGGATGTGGAGTTAAATCTGTAAGTAATCTTGGGTTTTTAAATAAATTAAATCCATCTTTTATAGGCACTATTGGCTCAGATAAACTAGTTCGGTTTGAAAATTGATAAATGCCATTTCCAATTTGTCCTACTGTTGTTCCAAGGTTTTTTGCATAACCTTCGGCAGTAGCTCTATCATTTGCGTGATAACCTGTTGATCCATAATAAAAATTTGATATTGAGTCCAAGTCCATACCACTATGTGAATATTGTATTTGTCTTCCGTCAGGAACAAAAGAATAAGGATCACCTTCAACTACATAAGGAACAATTGTTGAGTATATAGTTGCTCCAGTAATGTTTGCAAAATCCGTAAAAGTGTTGTCTTGGTTTCTTATTCTAATCGTTCTTTTACTTGAGCTAATAGGCAATTCGTATTTTCTAATATATCCTTCAACACCTACGTAAGTTGGACTTTCAAAAGTTTTAACCGTTTGAATAGGTGTTATATTTACACCACTATCGTAGCTTGGATTGTTATTTGTAATTGCATAAGTTTTATAGTAAATAAAGTCAGGAGCTGTCAGTCCTTTTACCGTAAATCTCAAAGGCTCTGGAATTGAGTATATGGGAGCAGCAATGGGATGTTCAATACTTATATTAGTGACGTTTGCATTTGCTTTTAAAGTCGCTATGTCGTTTGAAGTTAATTCTGATTCTGTTTCAGAATAAAAGAATCCATACTCCGCAACTTGCTCAGTAGCTCCAATCTTACCTAGCGCATCAATTTTCATTGCTAAGGATACCGTAGTTGTTGTTGATTCTGTTGGGGTTACATATCCAATTACAGGTGCAACGACTACTATTGGAACTCCTGCAACTGTAGTGGTTATTACATTGCTAACTGCGGTGTCGTTTGGAATCTCTTCATCAGTTGATACAACTTCTAATCCTTCACTATTACAATCTTTATCGGCAGTAAATGAAGATGTATCTGATAAAACAAAAATACTATCTGCTGTAATATCACAATCCGCATCAGGCAAAAACTTAGATGGTACAATAATACCAACATCTTCTGATATATTTATTAATTCTAAGTTGCTTAAAAGCGTTTCAAAGTTTGTATTTATACTATTTATCTTATAAGACTTATTAAATATTACAATCTTATCAGCTAATGATAATTTGTGTAATGTGCTTACAGGTAAATATGCTTTGATTTTTGTTAGCCTCCTTCTTTTGTCAAATACTTCTTCTATATATGTTTTGTAATATTTTTCAAATAAGCTTTTATTAAATGGAATTAATTCGTATTCGTTTACTTCTGCGTTAAAATTTAAATTATCGCTTGTATCTACACCGTTTGCTTCATTAAAAAGGTGTAATGAGTTTGAAGGTATAAAGTAAGTTGATAAGGATGACACACCTCCTGAGATTGGTTTATATCCAATAGATGTTCCTGTGACTTTTTCAGGATAAAACAAAAGAGGTTTTCCTAGTGTTGGCGATTGTGATGAGTCTACACTCCACCCATATTGAATAGTCGTCTCGGCTTCTGTGTTGGCATCAATTAACCTTTCATATTTAAAATGTTCAAAGGGTATTTTAATGTCATATACATCACCGCTTAATTTATCGTCTCCAGTATATTTAACAGAACCCCAGTCTTTATTAAATTGCTCTTTGTGGTTTTCTGCTAGAAAACTTTCTAGTCCTTCGTATGTAAAATTAATTTCCCTATATGGTAAAACTGTATCAATAGAAGATGATTCTTTATCTAGGTCTTTTGTGATGTCCCAATAAACCTCGCTGTTTGAATAGTAGTCATCCAAAGCTTGTATTTTAACTTCTTTGCTTTCTGTTATGTATGAAGTAAGATTAAACATTTTAAAAAGTCCTTGAAGAAACTCTATAATCTTCATATCTGGTAATTGATTTGCAACTTGCAAAATCTTATTTGACCCAGTATTAATTGATTGTTTTAAAAATACATACCTTTCAGTTGTGTACCACAATTCTTTTTGATCTCTTCTTAAATTCCAAAGAATCTCGAAAGTACCCACTTCGTTAGTAACTAGCTCAGCGTGGATTGATTCGTGAGGTGGTAAGCTTCCAATATCAAATGTTTTTGTACCAACTTGGTCATCAAAGCTTTTCCATAGTTCACCATCCTTGTATATTAAAAGACTGTATTTTAAAACAGCACCTATTGTACTAATAGAAACTTCAGCTCTAGGATTTCCGTGACCTACTGTAGCAAATGTACTACCTCTTAAATATTGTAAAACTCCATATTCTTGATCATTTCCCCCTTCTTTTGTATAATTGTCAAATAATACAGTGTTGATTTGATCTTCAAATACTCCTCCAACCTTGTTATGAAGCCACACATATAGATCAGAAAACGATGCGTTGTTCCTACTAAAGAAGTCATCAGAAAATGTAAATCCAGCAGGTTTAAAATATTGGCTTTCAATTGCTTTTACAATAGCATAAACATTCAATGCAGGTTTTAATTGACTTGCATTTACACCACCTAAAGCTGATCCACTATCGTAGTATAGGTTTGCTAGTTCTTCTGTTGTGCTAGTCGCTGCGCTTGAATCATAATAAAGCCTTTGACCATAAGTTATCAAAGGAGTTATAATTGCTTTGTCATATAAAACCCCTTCAGATGTTATATCTAGTCCACTTGTTATTGAACTTAATAAATTAGCATCTGTATAGTCAAATTTAAAATTAGCTAAAAATGAAAGTGAACTTAGTTTAGTATCTCCAAGCAAGTCTTTTAAGTTTACAGTATTGCCAAAGAATGTAAGCCTGTATGTATGAGGTTTATTTAGTTTTAACGTACTACCTTCAAGTTTTATTTTACCTTTCTTAAAAGGCTTGTAATTAAGGTACAGCTCCGCATCTATCTTTTTTCTACCATCAAAAGAATTGACATTTGGATTGTCCTCGTTATCAACTATATCAGAATTGTAAAAATGCTTAAATATTTTATTATTTACTTTACTTGCAGGAATTGAAAACGTCTGCGTAAACTCAGTAAATATTTTATCAATAGCTTTAACGTCTTGGATGCTTTGCGATAGTGTTACCGTTTCATCATCAAACATTTCTACTTGCTGACCCTCTACATAAAGCTGTAATGCTATCATCTAACGTTGTTTATTTTATCAAATGCAAATTCAAAATCTACTTTGTAATCAATTAGTTTGTCGTTTAATACTGTTTTAAATTGTAAGTTTTTAGTTGTTGGAATGATTGGCAAAGTTTTCTCGTTATATCTTATCCATAAATTCTCAGACAAAAATAACTCTTCTATTGTGTCGTTCATATCTTCTTTTATAAAACCAGTGTTTAGAGATATTCTAGAAGTTGCATTTATATTGTATCTAGTTTGTTGTGCTTGATTTACTCCATAGGTTACTGTTGAGCTGTTTATAATATTCCTTTTAAACTTTTCATCACTTACATTAAAGCTTTCAATTGTCTTTTTAAAGAAATATAAATCTTGGAATGCGCCATACCTGTTTACAAAAGTTACTTTGTAAGGTGTGAATTTTGGCTCACATACATTTACAACCGTTATGGTTTTCTGTGTTGTCCCTCCGCTATCTTTTACAGCTATTGTGTTAGTGTTTGCAGGAATGTCTATATATTGAATTTTTTGATTTGTATTTCCGTTGTCTGTTATTGCTGTAGTTACTGAGTCAATAACAACGCTTCCAGTAGTTGCTGCATATACAGGGAGCTTTCCTGCTGTATCTTCTGGTAAGTAAATGGTACTACTACTAATTAAATCATAAGCGGTCAACTGAGGGTTTATTTCGTCCTCATAAAAACCATACCCATCAAAAGCCAAACTTGTATTTGTAACAGGTGATCCATAAGTAAAGATGGTATCAGTATCATCTATTAAATTTGCTACGGTTGTGACCCATACTGTTTTAGATAGATAGTCATCGTTAAAGTTTACATCTATGTAGTCCCTTACAATTTCGGCTATCTCAAAAACTATATTATCTTGATAGCTTATGATTGATTTTTGTAAAGTGTATTTTAAATCGGTATCTGTGTAGCTTCCTGATATACCACTATAAATATAGATACTTAGATTAACTGATTTTAATGTTGCCATTTTTTATATTTTATAATTGAAAGCCATTACCGTTACCACCGCCATCACAATCCCAACGCCAAACTTCTGTTACTATTCCGCTATTGCTTATTCTCCAAATATGAAAAGCTCCTGAAGTACTTGAGATTGAACTTGAATTTCTAAAACTATCTACTCTATAATATTTATCTCTACCAAACCAAGGTTCTGCTGCGGTTGTTGTTCCAAATACAGTTGAACAAACAGTTGCATTATAAGCATCACCTAAACCTGTTGCGCTTGATGCTATTGCTGTTGTTGCGCCACCAAAACTATTTTGACAAAAATCCTCTGGAGCTTCACCTACAAAACTTTGCTGGATGTAGTATGTGTTTGTGCTAGTGCTACAAGGGTTAAGTTGTGCGGGTTGTGTTATTGATTTTGTACAAGCTACTAAAGCATTAGCGTTCGAGTAAGCAGAAGAGTTAGGCACTCTTATATTGAATGTTATTGATCTTTGTGTTGGAGTTGAAACCTCTACAAACTTAATTGGTGTAGTTGTCTCTATTATTCCAACTGTTGAATCACCTGTTTTTATAGTTCCATCTGTGTAGATTGCTTGATTTGTTAGTATCGTAGTATCACAATCAAAAGGAACAGCACCAGTTCCTGGTTGGCTAAACAACTTAGAACATTCAATTTGTACTCCTGCATTTCCGTATCCTGTGGGTACTGTTATTAAAAAATACAAAGTTACATCTCTAGCTGAAGATGTTGTGTTTGCAACGTAGCTAGTAATTGATATTCCTCCTGATGTTGCTCTTATCTCTGCTATTGTACCAATTAAACTTGGATTACTAATCGTGCCATCTTGTGCAATACTTCCGCCTGTTAAACCTGCTGAGTCTACTCCAGTTGATGCTACACATCCTAAGTCATTATTAGTTGCAATCGTTACTGTTATTGGTTGAATTGCTACACAGCTATTCGGTGATGAATCAATTGCCTTTACATACACAACCTTAGTTCCGCCTACATTTAAAGCTGTTAAGGCTAGAGTTGTCCCTGTCGGTCTGCTCATAGCTACAAAGCTAGGATGTGGGTTTACTATAATATAAGCCTCAATGGCAACTGTTCCTGCATTAAAATAAGAAGTTAAATCTATAGTGTTGGTATCTCCTGCTCCTGATAATGATTGTGTTGGAATTGTTCCGTTTGCAGTTGGACCATTTACACAAGCTGCTGCTTCTTGTACTGCTGTTTTAGAGCATAACAAATAACCACCTCCTGAGTTTGAAAATCCGTTAGGTATTACAATTTTAAAAGTCACCGTTCTAGTTGATGAAGCTCCTACTGGTGCAAACTTGTTATTTGCAAAATCCCCTGCTGTGCTTGTAAAAGAATCTATATATCCGTAATCTAAAGTTGGTAGTGTTACCGTTCCATTTGTATCAATAGAATAATCCGATAGGTTAGCTATTGCACAAGTAAACTCAGGACTTGGCTTTGTAGGTGTAACGTATTCTAAGTAATATGGACTTCTTGCGTTTATTTTGCTCATTGTGTAAAATCTAATAAATCATCTATGTCTAATGCGAACTTATCTACCAACTCATTAGGAAGCTTTTCAAAGCCTTGTTCAAATGGTTTGGTAAAAAAGAAACTCGCTTTAATTCCTTTTTCAAATATGCTTTTGGCTAATATAAATCCTATAGTTTTGTAATTACCTTTTTTAAACTTACCTTTTTTATCTCTTAACCTTATATTCTTTTTCTGTGCCCAATCTGCTAATGGTTGCATTGGAGGTCGTTTAGTGTTAAAACTAAATCTGCTGTTTCTATTTTCAGGGTAATTGCTTTTCTTACCCTTAACACCTTCATCAACAAAAGCTCCATATTCATCCATATAGAACTCTAAGTAAAAACTATTCTTACTAACATTTAAATCATAACCCAAGCTCTCGTATAAAGAAGATGTAACATTCTTTTTCTTTTTAGTTAAGTTAGTACGTGATTGTTTAATCACAAACTTTGCAAAACTTTCTAACGCTGCTTTGGTTTGTTTAAAATCCATTAGTCGCAAATTGTCATATCGTTCTGTACCAAGACATCAAACGTTGCTGTCCATCCTGCAAGCTTATTCTCAAACCTATCCACAAAAGGCTCACAACTGACATCACCAGCCACTTGATATAATTCAGTATATAAATCCCCTCTCTGTAAGTCATTGATCACCCTTGTTAATAATGCTAATTGCGTGTTTAGTACATCTTGTTCATTGTCATTTCCTACGAACTTATCCGTAGCTTCTTCTTTACTAATGTCTACAATGTCCATTGCAAGGACTGAAATATTAAATGTCGTTGTTTTAGTTCCTACCGTTGCTGTATTAACTATAATGTGTGCTAAGGGAAATATTGACTGCTTGTCTAAATCAACATCATCAATGCTACCAAAGCTTACTGTATTAGTAAATGGCTCAGCTTGAAATGCTGTTTTAATTTTATCCGTTATGTTGTAAAAACCTTTCATCTTTTTCTTATTCTTTTTGCTTCCAATTCTTGTTTCTCTTTTTCAAAAACCAAATATAGTAAAGCAGTGTTTACATTTAATCTAGTGACTTCGTCAAACTTGGTAACGTCTCCTTTAGCGATTCCATAAACCGATTGATACCAACCCCACTTGATGCCAAAGTTTGCCTCTGCTCCATAGTTAGTTCCTTCTTCATTTCCTTGCTCAAATAGTTCAGGGTAATTGTCAACAACTCGTTGCTTAAACGATAAAAAAAAACCAGTGATCCCATTACAACATCCAAAGGCATTTGTTTAAATGCTTCAGCGTTATCTGTTCCCTTGTAATCTTCTATTTGGTATTTGTCTTTCTTCTGTAGTGTAACAGGCCTGTAAAGCACTGACATTGCTTTGTGCATTTGTTCCCAGTCTGATAGTGTGTTATCTAGGTCTATGTACTCTCCTAAGGTCATATCGTCTAGCTTTGGTATAAAACCATATGTAATGCCATTAAGTTCAAACGTAGGCTTTAAATCAGGCTTCTGTTCGAATACCTTGTTTAGATCTTCTATGATGTCTGTGACGTGGTTGAATCTAATAGTTGCAATATCCTTGAGATCAAGGTTGCAGAATATCTCAACCATCTTATGAAGCAAGAAGTTAGTGTTCTGGTTATCTTCAGTATTAAGCTTGGTAAACCTTTGATATTGCTCTAAAGGTATATCGCTTAATGAGTCTGGAACGTATAAGTCTATAATCATATTATAACAATAATAAAGTCTTGGTTTTGTATAAAAAGAAAAAGGGCTACATTTCTGCAACCCTTAAACCCTAACGTAATTAACTAAAACCAAAATGAAATTCTTATTTTGTAAACCTACCTTTATAGTTATCGTAGATCCACAAATAGCAGTCTTTTATTTTATTTTCTAATTCTTTAGTATTTTGTATATATAATTCATCTCCATGTTTATAATCTCCTTTTATATCAATAGATAATTTAACCTTTGGCTTTGGTCCTTTAGATTGTGGATTAATAACAACATACATATCATTGTCCCAGCATCGTTGCATTTTCTTCCACAAAGGTTTATTTAACTTCTTATCCATATTGAAAAATCATAGTAAGTAATAAACTTTGCTACTCTATATGCAATATACAACATAAAAAAGAAACTTGATATTAATATCATAAAACTTAATGCATCTGTTTTAAAATTATTTTTACTTTGCTCTCTAGATATTCTTTTAACTTTTCTGTAATCCATAATATATTTTTTTTAATTTACATCATTCCTGCCATAAAGCAGCCTTCTGAACACCAACCTACTCTTTCGATTGGTTTATCACATTCGTAGCATTCGTATTCTAATTGTGTCTCTGTTGGATCTTGCATAATATTATTTGTTTTGTTTTTAATTATATACAAATATATACAATTTTTCTTTAATAAACAAGTAATTAACAATGTTTTTTTATTTAATATATAAAGTATTGACCTTTAGTTGGGTTTTCTAACGTATCAGTCATTATATATCTAGCTGCATCTATACAATCAGGATGTGCACCTGTAGGCTTTTGTAGCTGATTACCTTCTTTGTCTGTAGACCAGACATATCCTTGTAGTTCTCTTATTAGATTTTTGCTATTAGATGTTATGTATATTTCATTTTGGTTAATTAAGTTTAATCCATACACTACTGAATCTCTTCCTTTGCTAACTCCACTTATAAGATGACCATAACTTTGCAATTCTGCAATTGATTTTGGTTCTGCTGAATCAGCAACGACTCTATCTACTATCTGTTTATCAAACAAGAATCTACTAATATCACTATTAAGCATTCCTTTCTTATATAGTACCTCATCAAATATATATGCTTGATTCCATTTATATAAAGCAATTAAGGTTGTAGGGTCTACAGAATATCCAAAGTCCATACCATACCCTAATAATCTAATACCATCAGGCAAGTTGTCTATTTGTTTCCAGTCAGATATACACGCTCCTTGCAACGAACCAGTTTGACCAAGACCATAAACATTCCACCAGTTTCTCCAATATGTAGATGTCTTAGCTTTCTCTCTAGCTTTCTCAATCTCATCTACTATGGTAATAGGTAAACTATCGTTGTCTTTATAAGTTAATGTTATATAGTCAACATCTTTTTGACCTATTACTTCTTTATCAACCCAGAATAAAGATGATGGATTATAATCTAACCAAACATTTCCTGATGTTCTTACTACTAATTGATTGTACGCATCAAACGGAATATTATTAGCCTCATTCATGTATAAATCAGTTCGTCTTGCTCCTCTAAGTTTATCAGGCTGATCCGTACTAAAGAACTCAATATAACTTCCGTTTGTAAAAGTATATTTTAAAGTACTCTTATTGAATTGATTATCTTTGTATCTATGTAAACCTTTAAGAATACTTAGAAAGTCCTTTAAAGCGCCTCTACGTAAGTGTGGTACACTCTCAGACACTACACTTATCTCCTTGTCAGGATTTTTAATAGCATAATCTATTAGAATAAGTAAAATACAAATTGTCTTACCAGCTGATGTTCCACCTCTTACAACTTTTATCCTACTATCTAATGATCTTAATTTAGTTAACGCTTCGGTTTTTTTAACCTGCATACTAATCTATAAACAAAGGTAAATCTTCGTTGATTGTTATATCCTTAGTTTCTCTTGGTTTACCTGCATAATAGTTATAAAACAATTGCACATATTTAAAGTCTCCTTTTTTTAAACCTTCCATTAATGCAGTATGTGCTAATGGTTCTAATGGCGTAAGTTTCTCTATTAACTCTAACTCAATTGCCTTAGGTTTACGGCCTGCATTGTCTCTTGCACCGCCATTGTATTTCCTTTTATCCATTTGAAAAAGATTGATTATTCAATTATACAATAATATCTTTAACGTTTTGTTATTAAGCAAACACAATACCTTTCTTATTTAATAATATATTTTTGTTTTTTATTTTATTATTCAATTTGTTTATTTCACTAACTAATTGTTTATTTACTTCTGTTAGTTTCTCATTAGTTTGTTTTATCTTAAGATATTTATTTAGCATGCTATCAGTTTGGTTGTTCTCTAATACCATTTCATCTTGCAATAATTCTAATTTAGATTTTATATCTAAGTACATAGAACTTAAAGACACACTTTGATCCGACCAAATAGGAAAGTTTTTTAATCCATGTATTACTGTAGCATGGTTCTTATTAACAGATCTACCTATAGTAGCTAATGATTCTATTGTGTATTCTTTACATAAAGCATAGTATAAAGCCCTAGCCTCTACAAATTCTCTTCTCTGTATAGTGTTATCTATGTTTATATTTATATTGCTATTTACTAATTCTTTAATCGTTTTCAATTCCATAATCTTGTATTATTATATCTATTTCTTTTAATGTTAAATGTTCTGCTTCTTTTATTGCTTTTAATATTCCTGCACATGTTTCATATTCTTCATGAAACTCATATAGTTTTATTGCTTCTTCGAGTTCTTTAATACTAGCACCATCACTTATGTCTAAAAGCGCCAAGTAGTAAGCCTCATTTATGTTTTTTAAAACACGATAATGTGCCTTCATATTACTAATACTATTCTAATGTTCCTTTTATTACATATTCGTTTAATTCTTCTGTTTGATTAATAAAATAACTTTTAAATACTTTTAAGGCGTATTCAACTTTATCTTTACCAGCATTATAAAAACTTTCCTTGACATCATATATACCAAGATCACCTGAAGACTTATCAATAACGAAAAACTTAAAATCTTTATAATCTATTTTAAATAAATTACAATATATATAAACTTGAACATCATATCCGTATTTCTTAGCTGCCCAAGTAAAACCTTTTAAATCACTTGTTGTTTTTAAATCTGCAATATAATCAAACCCTAATACATCGGCTTTAGCTCTAAATGGAAATCCCTGCAATATGTCAAACTCAGGTACCTCAAACTTAGCTCCTCTAGTCAAGTCTTGCCATATATCGTTTTGTAACAAAGCATCTGCAGTATACATAGCTTTATCATATTCCTTTCTCGTAAATACAAATTGTGAACTACCTACTTCAGCCACCTTTTCTTTATATTTCTTAGTTACAGCTGATTGTACTTCTACAACATGGCACAATGTATCTAACTTATCAGGTTCTAAAGCAGCTAAGTGTATTAGTCTACCTATTTTAAACGCTCCTGAGTCTGATTTAAAGTTTAAAGATCTAGCATAACTTTTTGGTGAATCAAGTAAGTTTTTTATTGCTGAGCTACTTAATGCATATTTGCCTAGTTCTCCATAATAAAAACTATCATCATACATTCTACTTAATAGCTTAGGCTTATCCCAAACATCACCATTTAATAATTTTATCTTTTCAACCCTTTCTTTGCTTTTAATATATATAGATCTCATATCTTCTATAGGAACAAAGCAAGTATCTGGTCCTTTCATAGATGGAATCAAATTCAATCTTAAAGCTTCTAATTCCTGTTGAGTTTCAAATTTATATTGTTCTGCATCTATAACAACGTTAACACCACCTTTTGCCATAGCCCAATCTAAAAAGCTAATCTTAGGTGTTTTAAATGTTATGTGTTTCCACTTAGGATTTTTTTCTACTAATATCATATCTTATTTATTATCTTTTATAAAAGTACCATTTTGCATTGTTCCTGTTCTATTTGATATAACCACGTAAGCGGACTCAATACAATCTTCTATAGTTAAACCCTCTAATGCAGCTAAGTTAGTTAATACTACTACTATATCGCCTATAGCATCTATTATTTCAGGTTTGTCTCTATTAAGTAAAGCCTTGGCTAACTCGCCACATTCTTCTTGCAACTTAACATATTGAGTTTTAGAATCTCCTTGGGATAATATCCCTTTGTTACGTGCCCATTCTCTAATTGGTGCAAATTCATTTTTAAATTTCATTTTAATTATGTTTTAAATTATGTTCAAATATAAACAAAAGTTTAACTATCTATATTACTTTATTTAAAAAATTACTATATAAATGTATATTGTGTGCAAAATGATAATACTCACCAACTTTTATGTTTAATTTTAAAGACACTAATTCTTGTAATTTACTAAAACAATATTGATCATTACAAAACCCATACCAAAGATCATTTGATCTCATCATCACAGACATATTTAATTTATCGTTAATTATAGTAAATTGAATCGCATAAGTGCAAGGTGTGTCGTTAGAGTAAGTATCTATTTCTTTGCCATCATATATAGAAATTGTAGCTTGTCTTGTATTGTTATTTGTTCTTAATATATCTATTACTTTATCTAATTGATTGTTTCTATTCCATTGCCAACCATAATTAGATCTAACATTACCATCCTCATCCATCATATTTTTCCATATAGGTGCATATTTTGATATTTCTATAGCTGATGGATCTCCTGATAAATACCAATCCCATTCTCTATCAGCATACTTATTAGACCAATTTCTAACTTTGTTATTTATCTTGTTATCTAAAGGATTTAATATTGTAAACCCTCTATTAAATAAAGCTTTAGTATTAGCAAAATTAATACCATAGCAAGTTATTAAATGATAATACTTTTCAAATGCTTCATTTGCGTTGTTAAATTTCATGTTTGTTTTTTTATATAAAATCTTTTAAATCATTCCAATCTCTATACGAATGTACTAATTTTTTATCAATTGTAGGCAAAGGTGCTTCACCAGCTACATTAAAAAACCAATCACCATGTTTACCATATCTATTCATGTAGTCCCAACCTTTTGAATCATAACTATTCTCACAATCAAATTCTTTAGGTATTAAATCAGCTTTAGAATTAAAAGGTTTATGATAAGAAAAAAACTCAGATCTACCTAATTCACCGTGTTGTATGTTTCTAGATACAGCAACAGATTTAAAATTAGTTGTAGGCAATGATATTTGAAGAGATCTAGTCAATACGCCTGTAGATATTACAGACCACAT